TATCATCAAAGACTTCAAATTCATCTTGATCATAATCGTGGTTATAATTACTAATAGCCATCTGGTCAACATACGACAAAGCATCCACTAAGTCATCATGTAAACCTGCTGTTGGAAACATCGAGATTTGATCCCATGCTTCTCGCCAGTCTTCATCTTCATTAAAGGAGATACGACCATGTTCTAAACGACCTTGTAAAGCCCATGCAATACGGTCTTGTTTACGTTTATTACCGTGAGTTAAGTCAGAGATGTGTGCATAAGTATTTGTCTTACGCATAAGATCATTAAGGAAAGGCAATACAGCATTCTTCAGTGCACCACGCTCAATACCAACAGCAATAGGCTGATGGTCTTTAATGGCGACAATGATTTTAGCTGCTGTCTCTTTAATATCCCAACGACCATGAATAATCTCTTTAACCCACCACTCACCTTCGTCAGTGACTTTAACAATAGCAATGGCTGATTCATCCAGTCTGGATTTTACAGCACCGGGATTCTTACCCACTTCTTCAAAGCCTGCTAAGTCAATGGCGATAACGTAAGAACCATATTGAGGTTCCTTACCCTTCTTTAACCATTCTTCTTTAAAGATTTCTTGGCCTGCATTATTGAAGTTTGCCTCAAATTCTTGCTTAAAGACAAACGAGCTGAGAGTCTTACGGGCTTCTTCAATTTCTTCAGGTGGAATTGTAGGGTTATCACGAGTAGTGAAGTGCCACGACTTCCACTCAGGATTAGTACCTTCTTGTCCTAGCTTGAAGTAATCGTAAAAATAATTTCTGCCGTCAGGAGTGCTAATAAAGACGCATTCGCCTTTCAAGTCAGCCAAAGCAGGACGGATGATCTTAGAGAATAACTCTTCTTTCACAAACGATGCTTCGTCAATAACAGCAAAGTATAGTTTCAATCCACGCAGTGTGTCTGGATTTTCACCAGAACGTACATGAATCTTGCGTCCTGTAACCAAGGTAATATCCATTTGGTTCACATGAGCAGCTTTAATTACATCGCGTCCTTGCTCTAAAAGAGCGTCCCACGCAATTTGTCGTGCCTGCCCTAGGGTAGGAGCAACATAGACAACAGCAGAGCCTTCAGGAGCCTCCAGTGCTTTTGCTAACAACATTTTGATAGCAAGGTTTGATTTTCCCGTGCGCCTACCGGCTGCGATTACTTTGAAGCGAGCAGGGTCTTGCCAAACGTCTAGCTGCCACGGTAACATTTTCCAGTCGAGACTCGCCATCAATATTCCTTTGTTTCGACATCAAGGATGTCATCGGCGGTCTCAATCTTTGGCAAACCCACAGATGAGATATTGATTGAGATAGTTGGAACCCCACCGCCAGCATTCTTAGCAGCGTCAAACATAGACACAGGTAAGATACGATCCACTGCTAACTTCATAGCAGCCATCTGACCGGGATGTCCATCGGTCATGGCAATCTCCACCATCTTGTCTAGGATACGACTACCACCAGTGGCAAGTAATCGTTCCTTGAACTCTTGAAGTCTTGCAGCATCTCCAGCAGGACGACCAACTTTACCTTTGGTTCTGTCCTTAACTGCTTGCAGGTCAGACTTCGGAGGTCTGCCCTTCCCTCGTAACTTGGGAGTCACTGTCTCTGTTGTCATGTTGTTCCTTTACGACATTATCTTGCACACTCGCAAGGTATCGTTTCTTCGTGCAATCAATGCACCAAGAAGTTAATTTATCTTTGGTAACTTTATTCTTGTAAAAGCTACTTAGTGGTTTCTCTACGTTACAGTAAGAACAAGTTTTAAGGCCCATCATGTACGACACTAACCGTTCCTCTTCTTTGAGTCGTTTAGCTGATTTGACGTTACCTTCTACGGAAAAGTAATCTCTATCTTTACCTGCTTCTCTTGCTTTCCATTTAGGGACATAGCATTCACGACATTCGTGATGATAACCACTAGGTGATTCCTTGGAACGATAGTAGTTCGTAGAAATCAATTCTTTGTCCTTACCGCAGCAAGAACACACTTGTGTAAAAGACACACTCATTGTTATTTCCTTTCAGAGAAAATAAGGTGTTACATCTCCACGACACCTTAAAACGTGGTGAAAGCCTAGATGTTAAGACAACACCTAAGTCAGATCCCTTTTTATAAATAGACAAAACATCTATGCACTTAAAGTACTTTAAAGTAACGTAGAAGTTAAGAACTTAGTAAGTTATATATTATAAGTACTTATCTAAGTATATTACTTATAGTATTTAACTTATACATTCGTTGTATCAACTGTGCAGATTGCATCGTCTTAGTCTATATAGTCCACCAGCTACATAGAATGTTTTTGTCCTCTATAGAATATTATACACGATTTTGCTTATAAAGCAAGAACTTTCTTAGCTTTGTTACAATTTTCTTTAACTTTACACAATCTTTACCTTTATAGTCCTCTCTTACTTACACATTTATGACTATGCACTCGAAGGATTGTATAGTTTGTCTAACTTCTTTGTATATCAACTACTTAGCGCTTTAAGTGACTAGGGCTAATCTGTCCCTAATTAATTCCTTTATTGTCCTTTTTGTGAACTTCAGAGGCTCTCGCAAGGCCTTGGCCTGAGAATTCTTTCTTCAGTTACTTTTTTGTGAACTTCAGAGGCTCCTGCAACATTAAACACTAAAGCCACACCCCTCCCCCCATCAAAGTATCAGTCAAGGCTTATATAAGTCCATGCTTATGCACCAATGTAGTGCTCTAAAGTTATCCACAGGTTATCCACAGGTAGTATAGTGCATCAATGATGTGCATCATAGTGCATGTGTGAGAGGCGATGCAGGACCTTATGCGCTATACTTGGAAGCTACTATCTAGTCATCTATCTAGTCACTACCTATAAGCTACACCTACAAAGATAATGTTACAAACTGTTACACTTAAAGGTCAACAAAGCATTGACAATGTGCGTTATGTCTATATACTTCATACCATGAACTGCAATCATGCAAGGCTAAACGAGGACATAAGATCATGCAAGCGACTAAGGCATACACTTACATCACCAAGGCAGGGAAGATTGGGGCTGAAGTTTTGAAACAATCTAACGGTGCTTATAGATATATAGGCACATGGGGTGCTGGTTGTGTCAGTGCTGAAACAATGCATAAAACAATGCAACAATGGGAACAAACTAAACGTGGTTTCACTAAAGAAACACATAACCAAGGGTAAACACCTATAAAATAGTTCTTGACAGACACTCAATCAAGCATACAATCAACACACTAACCAACGGAAAGCAAACAATGTCTAATCACCAGTACATCCCACCAATCAAGCCTCAAGAATCCAAGCTCGAGGGCATCACCATAACAATCGCTTGCCTCGCAGTCTTCGCCCTTTGGGGTGTCTTGCTAGCCTTAGGCGTATAATTCAATCTCACAATCAATCAACTGGAGAGCTTCATGAAATCACTTTGGAAATACAATAAAATTACCGGCTACTGGAAAGAGCAAAGAAAATGTCTAAATGGTGAATGGCTGGAATGGTTAAAAATCTATGAAGCCGACGAACCGAGTGAATATTTTTACGTTACTGCGGGACACACACCTAAGCATAGGCCTTTTTGACCATGTACCGTGTAGGGTTTTGTCAGGCGGTAGCCGTCTAAGTGATAGAATCCTATGCAGTGTAGCGTCGAATCAGTACACACACTCAGTGCCTGACTGTATCAGGTATCAACTGGAACTTATCATGAAACAAACTGTCAATTTCTCCGCCTTTGTCGATGCCTTCCGTGCCTATGACCGCTATGACCAGTTCGGCTATCAGGCCTTGATGGTAATCTTTGAGTATCTGGAAGAACTGGAAGAGTCAACCGGTCAAGAACTGGAACTCGATGTAGTGGCTATCTGTTGCGACTATGCCACCCAAAACTTCGCAGATATTGCTGAAGCATATGGAATTGAGTTAGACCCTACTGACTCAGAGGAAGACCAGAAACAACAGGTCAAGGATTTCTTGGAAGTAGAAACCGTTGTCTTGGGTGAGACTGATTGTGAAATTGTCTATCAACAGTTCTGAGGGTTAACCATGATTGACACAGGATATTTCACCATCAGCGATTCAGGCAAGAAAACCCGCCACTTGTCCTTCGAGTTAGCCGCCTACACTGCCAATAGGCGCTCAGATATTGAACGAGTTATCGAAGTTGATCGCGTTATTGTCAACGGCCAACTGTCAACACGTGAGCGTGACGTAACGTCTAGTGTTCTTGACTATTTGTCCACTATTTGAGGGTCTAATCATGAGCAGATACGAAGTCCAATTTCAATCCACTGGCATAGTGGCATTCAGTGCCTCAGAGCGTGCTATCTGCCAGTATTGGTACGATTGCAATAACTACGGACCTGAGATGGCCTATTACGATCCCGAAACGGGTGAGATTGTCCCTGACCGATGGGTTAAGGGTGAGTGTCTTGGATTGTTCACATTGAAGAAAGTAGGCTAGTATGTCTTGGCCATTCCCGTCCTTCCCTAACCCTCTTGACAATGGCCACAAGAGGCCAAAGTTTAACCCTGCAAACCATGAGGATGCACCATTATGACTAAAATTAAGCAATTCACCTACAAATTGAGGGGCTGTGAGTGGTATGGCCTATGCGAAGTGCAATCAATCGAGTCTCTGCCCTTGATCGTCCGATGTACTGACCTGTACCTTGAAGGATACCGTAACGATAACCCTCCTGATATGAGGGACATTGTAGACTACCAAATTATCCTTGACATTGAGGACATGGTACGACTGGAGTATGAGAATGGTAGATAAACATTGGCTGGTGCTGTTCGTGGTGCTTTGTGCATACTTGATCGGGGGATACTATGATTCGCTGGCTTATTAACCTAATCTTACCTTCAAGAAAGGCTCACCAAGGCACTTTAGAGGCTCAGGAAGGCTTGTCTTTTAACTTATTCATATCCGCGAAAGGATAAACCATGAAATGCGTATGCTGTGACCGTAAACTGAAAGACCATGAGGCTGTGCGCCGCCATGCCATCACTAACGAATTCCTTGACATCTGTGATGGATGTTTACGTGAAATCCCGGGACTGCCCACGAAGCTGCCCACTGGAGTCGTGATCGAGTCTGACCCGTTCGAGGACACTGAAAGCAACGATGTAGACATCGATGATGTTACAAACTGTTACACTTTAAACCTTGACAAGGATTGAGAAGCACGTATAATAATACTATATAGACACTAGGACATTGCTTCTATGCTTAGAAGTTAAATACTATAAGTATATACTTAGATAAGTACTTATAACATTAACGTAAAAGCATTGATGTAACGTCTTAGTGACTTTAAAGTAACATTAAAGACTCTATGTAACATAGACAATGTTAGATTGTTGTCTAAATGTTACTAACTTTCAACAACTGGATGTTAAAATGAATGATTTGTCTATCACCATGTACGAAGAATTTGACTCACAAGAGCAAGAACTTATGCGCTTTGAGTGCTGGTATCACTCTGTGATTGATGACATGGCTGGTCTTATTCGTGCCAATGGCTACGATAAGGTTATGTTTGATGTCATGTGTGCAGTCCGGCGAATGCAGAAGGATGTAGAATGATTGTCTCACTGTTTGTGGGTGTCTTAACACTGTTAAAGGTGGTGCTTAAATGACTACTAGATTTAGTCTTGTCTTGAACTTAGGCGAGAACGCTAAAGTCACTGTAGGCTTTGACCTGCTGAGTGACGATGGTGATCCTTACGTGGACTTTGAAACCTTGAACGTATGGTATAAAGGTGTCGACATCATTGACACACTTGACCAGAATGATCTAACTTACCTTGATAAGCAGATTAAGCAGTCATGGGACTTGATTGAGGATCAGATTTATCATGATGACTATTGAGGAGAAAGCATGAGAGACACCATAGACATGGCTCGTGAGGCTGGCTTTGAAACGCTGCTCACCAAAGGGAAGATTTACGGTGTATACAGAGACGGCGTTGTTACCGAAGAACTCAAAGCCTTTGAAGCCCTTGTTCGTGCTGATGAGCGTGAGCAAGGGCAGAAGTGGTTTGATGCTGTGACAGCGCAACACAAGGCCGAGATACTGGCCGAACGTGAAGACCTGTTAGACGAGTTGCACCAAGCCAAGTGGCAGCAACGTCAGCACCGCCGAGCCATGAACAGCGAGTTAGGCAACCCAGAATTTGAAACCGATGATGAAGGGGACGAAGAATGATCGATACACTCAAAGCCCTGTTGAAAACACCCTCACCTCAACAACTCGCACTGAGAGAATTGGAAGAAGCCCAGCGCGAATTGCTCAAGAGCCAGAGCCTGTATGAATACGCTGGACGCATGACGTCGTATCACCAAGACCGCATCAGCCGGTTGAGCCGCTTCTTGGCCAAGTCGAGTGAGGGGCAGTCATGAACTTCAGCAAACAGTTTTGGATCACGTTCGTTGTGGTCCTCTGCGTGTCCGCAGGCTTGGCATGGCTTGCGGGTTACAACTTTGACCAGCGAGGACCTTGGGTTGCATACGTGGCGCTTGTAGGAATTGCAGTGGCGTTCATCGCCGGTATTTTTGCGGAGCTGCCATGAACATCACCCTCACCACCGAACAAGTCCGGCAGATCACACAGCCAGCACCCACTGTGCAGTCGTGCTATTGCCCAAACTGCGAGGCATTGAGCAAAGAAACACTGATGCGGATGCTTGCACAAGCGGTCGAAGCCGAAAGAGAGGCGTGTGCAAAGGTGTGTGAAGCGCGTGCCGAGGAAGAAGTTGGAATGGCTTACGAAGGTATTGCACTTGATTGTGCCGCCGCCATACGAGCAAGAGGAGAAACCAAATGACCACAAAAGACGAAGCATTGAAGCTGGCGCTGGAGGCGTTGGAGATTCAGGCGTACAACAGTGGCGATGAAAAATACACGCAAGCCATCACCGCCATCAAGCAAGCCCTTACAGACTCAGCCCTTGACCGCATGGCAGAGAACGCCAGAGAGTTGGGGCTGGACTATGAGCCAGCACCTGTGCAGCAGTCACGTAGTGACGTAGAGCCTGTGGGTGATGCTGGCTGAGCTGGTTGAAGCCAAATTAAAGGAGAAGAATTGTGACTGAAAGGAACGTAAGATGACTAGCAAGTTTCTACGTCATATCGCCTGTGAGCACTGTGGTAGCTCTGACGCGAACAGTCTCTATGATGACGGCCATACACACTGCTTCCAGTGTGGAACTACTGAGCACGAAGGTGCTTACGATGAACGAACGGTAATGAGGGACGCAGTAGCTCCCAAGAAAGTAACAAAGATGGACATTAGTACACCGGGACTCGTTAAATCAATCCCTGATCGGGGAATCAGTCAGGCAACCTGTGAAAAGTTTGGAGTAACAACCGATGGAGACAAACAGTATTATCCTTACACTGACGGAGACGGAGTTAGAACGGCTGTTAAACAACGCACTGTTTCTACAAAGACATTCACCATCTCAGGAGACTTCAAGGGAGCAACACTATTCGGTCAGTCTCTCTTTCACTCTGGAGGAAAGGCTATCACCATCACAGAGGGAGAGCTTGACGCTCTCGCAGCTTTCCAGATGCAAGGGTCTCTCTACCCTACAGTGAGTATCCGTAACGGTGCTCAGGCTGCTCTGAAGGACTGTAAAGCCCAATATGAGTGGTTGAACAGCTTTGACTCTGTGGTCATTTGCTTTGATGCTGATGAGCCGGGGAAGAAGGCTGCTAAGGAAGTTGCTGAGTTGTTCGGTAACAAGGCCAAGATCATGCAACACAAGAGTGGGCACAAGGATGCTTGTGATTACCTGATTGCAGGAGCTACCAAGGACTTTGTTAACGAATGGTGGAGAGCTGCACCTTTTACGCCGGATGGGATCATCAATGGTAAAGACTTATGGGAGGAACTACGTAAGCCTAAGCAGTTGCCGGATGCCTCATGGCCTTATGCTAAACTGAACGACATGATGGCAGGTTTGCGTAAACGTGAACTTATCACTATTGCGGCAGGCACAGGACAAGGAAAGTCAACTTTTTTGCGCCAGTTGATTCATCATTTGTTGGTGACAACAGACGACAATATTGGTATGGCTTTCTTGGAAGAATCGCCTGAGCGTACTGCGTTAGGTATCATGTCTATTGAAGCGGGTAAGCCTTTGCATTTGCCTCAGACGGAGTACACCGAAGAGGAGCTTGAACAGGCGTATCAGAAGACAATGGGTACAGGACGCTGTGTGTTGTTCAATCATTTTGGATCGCTGGATATTGACAATGTGTTAAATCGCCTGCGATACATGGTGAAGGCTCAGAACTGCCAGTGGATTATCTTGGATCACTACCAGATGATCTTGTCAGGTATGGATACAGACGAACGTAAAGGATTGGACATGCTACTGACTAAGCTGCGTACCTTTGTTGAGGAAACAGGAGTCGGTTTGTTTGGTATCTCACACACAAGGCGACAGGAGGGTAAAGGACTGGAAAACGGAGCTGAGATTAGTTTGTCTTCATTACGAGGCACTCAAGGTATCAGCCAGTTGTCGGATGCCGTTATCGGTCTTCAAAGGGATCAGCAGAATGATGATGAGGCTAAACGTAATACGACTGAGCTTCGGCTGTTAAAATCACGGTTTACAGGTGAAACTGGCCCTGCTGGTAGTCTATATTTTGATAAGAAAGTTAACAAACTTGTGGAAGTACAAGAGGAAACACTATGAATAAAAAAGAGTACAGCAGGCAGTATTATTTAGCGCAC